GCAATCTTGGACCACGAACCAGGAAAAGAAAAACCGGTTTGGCCTGAATATTGGAAGTTAGATGAATTAGAGAAAGTTAAAGCAACATTACCAGTTGGTAAATGGAACGCGCAATGGATGCAAAAGCCAACTTCTGAAGAAGGTGCGTTAATTAAACGTGAATGGTGGCGTAGATGGAAAGAAGATTGGATTCCACAACTTCATCATGTCATACAGTCTTATGACACCGCTTTTCTTAAAAAAGAAACTGCTGACTTTTCAGCTATTACAACGTGGGGTGTTTTTTATCCAAATGAAGACTCACCTGCCAATTTAATCTTGTTAGATGCTATAAAAGAGCGTATGGAGTTTCCAGAGTTAAGAAGAAGAGCATTAGAACAATATAAATATTGGAATCCAGAATCCGTGATCGTCGAACAAAAAGCATCAGGTACACCACTTACTCATGAATTAAGACAAATGGATATACCAGTTTCTACCTTTACACCGAGCCGTGGAAATGATAAGCATGTAAGAGTAAATTCGTGTGCGCCTTTGTTTGAATCTGGTATGATATGGGCACCAGAACAGAGATTCGCGGAGGAAGTAATTGAGGAATGTGCAGCATTCCCACACGGTGATCATGATGACTTAGTCGATGCTATGACTATGGCTGTTATGCGATTCAGACAGGGAGGTTTTATCTCTCACCCCGAGGATTATGTAGAAGAAAAATCAACGCCTAGAAAAAGAGTTTATTATTAATGTCAGGCATAAGTATACTTAGAAGATTATTGATGAAGGAGGCAGTTAAAGACACTGCTAACATGGGATCTGGGATCATGACTATCAATAGAAGTTTAAAAAGATTAGTCAACAAGAATGTTGATAATTATATTACGTCAGCACAAAAGCAAGGTGTAGATCTTAATAATATGTCTGAGCAAGAACTTAAATATTTAATTGAACTTAATAAACCAAAACCACCAAAAGTTATATCTGCAGACAGTCCTGAAGGTAAAGCTATTACAGAACAATTATTTGGTAAAAAAGGTGAAGTCGTAGATATGACTGGAAAGAAAATTCCACCTGGAGCACGTATCATGGGTGGTAAAGAAGTTAAAGAAATTACAGATGTAGATACAATTATAAAAAATATTAAAAGTATGAAACCAATAGATGCTATGAAAGAAGCAAATTCTGTTATTGGTAGAAAAGGTCCATATAAAAATTTAACACCAAAAGAATCTAAAAAAATATTAAAAGATACAGAAGATCATATCTTTGAAAAAGATATACCTATTGATCCAGAAGACATGGCAGACGGCGGTATCGCAGGTATGCTGGGTGAGAGAGTTCCTTTTAGATATGGTAAATCATATTCTTCAAAAAAGAAATCATATTCTTCAAAAAAGAAAAGCGACAAAGACACAAACAATTGGATACGACAAAGCATGAACATGATGATGATGCCAAATTTTAAAGAGCCTATAAACTTTCCTTACAAGTCTTTAGAAGATATTCCACCAAAAGTTTTAGCAATGTTAAAAAAAGATCCTAATTTTGATTTAGAAACTTTTTTAACTAAAGTAGCATGGAGTGATCCAGATAAAACTAGAATACAAGAAAAGCTAAGAGATAAAGTTAAATATGGTATTTCCAAAGGCAAAGACGAGGAGCCTTGGGGTAGGTATAGCCCAAGGTCAGATACTTCATTTTTAAATTACCAACACTTTGGAAAATCAGAACCTATAGGTGATGGTTTACTTTCAATAAAGTCACCAACAGATGCTGATAAAGTTCGAACTATCTTGCATGAAATGAGACATCAAAAAATGAAAGAACCATGGTTTATGAATTCTAGTGCTGTACCAAAATGGGTTAGAGAATATGAAGAAAGAGGAGAACCTCATTATTTAGATAAAGATATTGAAGATAAATTTAAAAAACATAGGAATACTCAAAAAAATGTATCAGGAGAAGAATTGTATGTTAGATTCATGGATCAACATTTTGGAGACGTAGCGGAATCAGGAACTATTGCCGGATCAGATTATAAACCTTATTTTGATAAAATATTAAAAGACCACTGGGATCCGTATGCGAAAAGATATGAGGATATTATAAAAGAAGAAAAAAGAGTTAAGAGTAAACCCTATGGTTTAGCCGATGGCGGTAGAACAGGATATAAAGATGGCCTTGGTCCAAGCGACCAGCCTATGGGTCCAGTGTACACTACCAATAAGATTGAAGATGCAGCAAGAGAGGTTGTAAAGAGATTAATTAAACTAGATGGAGTTAACATACCTTTTACTGACAAAATATCCATGTCCCTTGGACCTAACTTAAATGAAACCGAGATAAGAGGTGTAATAGATATATTGGGTGGTGAGTTAAATTTTGGGGCTGGTATCAAAGGAGATGATAAAGAAATTGGTTTTAACTTCACAAAATCTTTCGCAGACGGTGGTGTTGCAGGATTACTGGGTGAGAGAACGGAATACGAAGGTGGCGGACCAGCAAGACAAAAATTTGGTTTTGGTAGACGTGCATTCTTAAAATGGATGGCGGGAGCTGGCGCAGGAATCGGTGCTGCGAAATCTGGATTATTTGGTTTATTAAAAGGTGGTGGTAAAAAACAAGCTGCAAAAGAAGCTATTAAATCTGCAGGATCAGGAACACCTCCTCCGTACTTCTTTAAGCTAGTAGAAAAAATTAAAACACTTGGTGACGATGTAACTCCAGGATATGCAACAAAAGAGAGAGAAGTTGTTAAAAGATATAAAGATTTTGAATTAACAGAAGATGTTGCAACAGGAGAGAAAACAATTCAAAGAGTTAAAATAGGTGACGATGGTCCTCAATACTATGATGAAACTTTAGCAGAAGATGTTTACATGAATTATAAACCTGGAAAAGGTCAAGCTGATGAAACTATGAAAGGTAAAACTCCACCAAATGAGTATATAGAAGATACTGGATATTTAAGAACTACCGGACCAAATAAAGGTGAACTTTATGATTCAATGGATGGTCTTACTGATGACACATTAAAAGAAATTTTAGAAGAAGTTGGTGAGACTATTGTTAAAAAAGCATCCGGGGGCCGTGTTCCGTTATCCGGGGGTGGTGGACTATTTAACTTATTAAAATTATTATTAAAACGTAAACCTAAACTAAGTTACTTAGAAAAGTATCCGCGTGTTAATATAAAAGAGTTGATGAAAGGTAAAAAACCTATTAAACTCTACAGCGGAGTTGGAGATAGAGAAGCCAACACACTTAAAGCTTATAAAGAAATAGCTAAAGATTTTAACACAACAGTTGACAAGGTAAAAAAAGATAATTTTAAAGGTCAGTGGTGGACTCCTTTTGAAGAATATGCTTCAAGTTTTGGTAACCCCAGTAACATAAAATCAAAAATGCTAACAACAGAGTTAACTCCAAAAGAAATTAAATTGGCAAAGAGATATGTTGAAAAAATAAATAAAAAAGACAAAATGATTTCTAGAATGAAAATGGAAGGAATGGATAACCCTCCAAAATATAATATTACTACGAAGGAAAACACCGTTATAATTCCAAAAATTAAATTAAAAAAACTTAAAAAAGCAGGTAAGATAGATACTGATTATATGATTTTAGAAAAAATGAAAAAGAAATTAGGGTTAGCTGAAGGTGGTTTAGCTGGAATGTTGGGCGAATGAGAAGTATACTAGATTACATAAAAGTATTTAAGAATATAGATACATACAAAGACCCCGAACCACGGAACATGTATTCTGAAGGTCAGTTAGTACGAAACACGGTTGACGGATCACGGCCTGGGTATGAGGGTGATTCTAGCTTTAATCGAAATCCGCATGGGACGAATCAATACACTAAACTTAGACCTCCTAGAACTTTAGCAGATATTCAAGCAATAATTGATAATGCACCTACTATAGAAATAGATGGAAAGTTTTTTGAACAAAACTCAAAAGATTTACAGGGAAGAAGTGAATATTCTGGGAAAGAACTAATTACTAGAAAAGAACATGAAAAATATAAAGATAAATTAAAATATAAATC